AGATTGTATTGTGCAGGGTAACCACCCATTAATCCTGTAACACCTTGACCAAAGAATCCTAATCTTTCTAATGGTTCATAGGCCGCTGTTCTTGCGCCTTGTCTAGTTGCATCTAATTCAGCCTGCGCTTGTGCTTGTTGTGCTGCACCTACTTGACCTAGTGTAGATATATCTGCTCTTTGTAATTGTGGTACTTGACCCGCTAGTCCAGATTGGAATGACCCTAGTCCTAATTGTTGTTGCGCTAATCCAGATTGCGCTTGTCCTAAACCAAATCTGTTTTGAATATCTTGTTGTCTAGCTTGTTGTGCTTGACCAAAACCTTGTTGTAATAATTGTGCTTGAAGTGCTGCTCTATCTCTTCCTGATTGAGATGCAAACTCTGCTCTTTGTACACCTTCACGTCCACCACCAAATGCTCCTGATGCAATTGCTTGATCTGCAATTGATTTTTCTTGTATAGCTTTTTGTCTATCAAACTCTGACAGAGTTGTATCAATTACTTGTGATTGATAAGGCGACATATACTGCTGCATTTGAGTTGAAGTTGGTGCTCCAGTTAAACCAGCAATACCACTTAATGTAGTTCCAACATCACCTACTGTTTGACCAGCAGCTGTTGCCTGTGCTTTTGCTTGATCTATAAATGGTTGAAATGATCCAACACCTGAACCCGCTAATGAAGCTGCTCTTTGTTGCAATACATCTTGACCTGCAACTGTCGGTGCAAACTTAGAAGTATCAATACCAACACTTGTAGCTGCTGTTAATTGTTTTGCATAATCTTTTCCAAGATCTTCAATGAACTGTGCGGGTAATGATCTAGTTTCTGTTATTGCCATTATACTTGAGCCTCCAATTGCTTCATCATCTTATACATCTTATCTGCGCCTTTATCAACACTTCCTCCACCTGCTGCTCTGACTGCATCTGCCGTCATTACAAACTCATTTTTAGATAGTCTTGCTGGCACATCGTCTGCTTTTTCTTTGGCTCCTAATGGTACAAAACCACCACCTCTAAGGTCCATTTCATTACCTCCAAGGTTCATAATTCCTCCATCAGCTTTCTTTTTTCTTTTCTTTTTTTTCTTAGGTGTATAGTCTTCAACATCTTCTATATCTGGATTCATAATCATAAATTCTCTCATGTTTTCTATTTCTTCCATTACAGCTGGATTACCCATAATTCCTGGATTAACATCACCACCTTCTGCATAAGAAGAAGTATAATCTGCTCCTGGTAAAAATCTAAATTCAGGATCATTCATTCTTGCACGTCTAATAATATCTGGAATATCTAACCCTTCACCTCTATAATAATCTGTTTCATCTTCTTCTTCTTGACCCGCTAATAAACCAGCAAGACCTGATGCAGCACCTATACCTGCTATTTTTCCTAGACCTGTTAGTCCACCAGTTCCAGAAACTAAACCAGCTTTATTAAGTAAACTACCTAAACCACTAAATTTTCCTTTTGCCATAAAAGGATTTAAACTACCTTTACCAAAAAAAGATCCAAGACTACCTTTTCCCATTAATCCACCAAACCCTCCTGTTAATCCTGCTAATATTGCAGCTTTACCAAAAGGACTTTTAACAACTTTCTTTACAGCCTTCTTTGCCTTTTTTACAAGTTTACCTAAAAAATATCCTTGTCTAGGTTCTTGTAAACTCATGATTCCACCCATGTTTCTAAGTTGTCTTTCCATATCTAATCTTGAAATTGCCATAATCTTACCTTTTAACTTTTTTTAATCATATAATCAATAATATATGTCTAGTATATCTACGATACCACCGTTCATATACCCAGATCTTCCTCTACTTGATTTAGGTGAAAACTGACCACTTCCTACTGATGTCCCTGCTCTATCTGCACGTGAAGTGCTAAAGCCACCTCTATCATTTGTAAAACCTTGTCTATCTGCACTTTCATAAACAGCTTTATTTTTTGCTCTAGCTCTAGCTGCAGTATCTGCTTCTTTTGCTACTCGTTCTTGAAAAGCTTTTTCTTCAGCTTTTTTTTGTTGGTCAGCTATTTTCTTATCAAACTCTTGTTGATTTATTTGTTTTTGTCTAAAACTATATTTTTTTCTCATCATCTCGGTCATTTTATTTGCTTTTTTTGCAGCTTCTCCATCATCACTTTCAAACATACCTGTTTCAGTATTAAAAGTTGCACCATATTTATCTGATAGTCTTCCTGTTAAACTGTCTGTAAGACTTGAAAAATCATCTCTAACTTTTTCTGCATAGTTACCAAGTGCAGATCTAACATTTACTCCAAAAGGATCTACGTAATTTCCTCCAGTGTTTTCACCAAACACTGTTGGACCTCTATAACCCATGCTTTGTTCTATAAACTGTTGATCTAATTTAGGTAGTGTATCAAACTTATCCATTGATCCTAAAAGAGCACTAATAGGACCTATGCCACCAGCTTTATTTATCAAACCTGTTATACCTTCACCAATGCTTGATAATCCAGACTGTAATCTACCAGCTGTGGTTAGCTCTAAAGGAACATCTGTACCAGATGCAATATACTCACCCATGTCTGGCCCAGTTAATTCTTGTTCTCTATAACTTGGAAAACCAAAAAAAGTTTTATCAAGTTTACTTTGATATAGATCATCTACTAAAGGTGTGGGTTGTCTTTTTGCAAATGCATCAAATCCAAGTCCTGCAAAATCACCATAATTAATATCTCTTGCTTGTAAAGCACCGCCTCCTCCTTGAGGTTGTAAACTAGTTATACCTGAAGCTATGGGTATGGGGATCTTAGGATTACTATCTGGTGCTATAGGTATTTGAAATGGATTTAATAGATATTGGGTCTGAGGTATAAATTTATACCCCGCATCAATAACTTTTCTATCATATGCACTAAGTGGAATTGCCATTGTACTATTATACTATAATTTTGTATCTCCTCCAAGTGGTAAAGCTTCTACAATTACCTTAACATCTCTCTTAATATCATCAGCTACAGTCTCTGTATTTGAATCTTGTACATCTTGCATAGCCTCTGCATCTGAATTATACTCTTGACCTGTTTTAGTATTGGTTAATGTAATTTCTGTTTGAGGTGTTATAATCTTAACTGGTTTACCATTTATTACTTCTATTCTATATGATGCTTCTGTTTCTATAAATGACATATTAATCCCTGTTTATTTCTAATATAGCACAAGTACCTTCAAATATATTTCCCGAAGCTGCTTGTAGTTGTAGTTTATCGTTTTCTTCTAATACGATTGATCCATCTGATATTGACTGTGAATTACCAGTATTAACAGTATGCTCTGCAAATTGAAACGCAGTTGTTGTTGAATTATCATATATGAAAGCTTTAATTTCAGTGTTACCTGATCCAATATTTGCTGCATGTATATTTTGTATAATAGCTCTAGAATTAGATGGAGCTTGGTATATATCAGTCACATCTGTTGTAGTTAAATCAAACTGTGCATTTTTATATATATTTGCCATACTATCTTCCTGATTTAAACCAAGTAAATCTTTCCGTCTCTTGTTTTACTTCATTTAAAAATGTAGAGTTTAATTGGTCTTTCATAATAGTTAAAGCTCTGTTAATTTGTTTTTGGTTAGATACATCGTATTCTGTTTTGGGTTCTGGTATTCTAATATTAAGTTTTGCCATTATCGTCTTCCATCTGGTTGCATATCTAAACGAAGTGTGCCAAATCTCCATGTTTCATTACTGTCATCATTTTCGATCTTGACATTTATAAACCTTCCCCTAGCTCTAGTATCCTTTTTAGTTGTATTTGAATCAATTGTAAAGGGACTTAAAGCTGTTATAGTATCTGATTGTTGAGGATATCTTTTGACAGATAGACTAACCTTAGCATTACCATTTAATGTTTTAAAATCAGGTACAAATCTTCTCATTGCAAGAAACACTTCTCCAGCTGTTCTTATCTGCAATTGTTGAGGGCCATCAATTCTTTTTGCCTGTTCTAGATCAATATCATAAGATTTTATAAATGATGTAACAGTTGTAGTTGATCCATCCTCATTTACTTGATCAGTTCCTACTTCATGTTCAAAAAATTTAGTTTGACCTAAACCATCTTGACCCACCACTAATGGAAAAGTACCATTATTGGATGCGTTATATTTAGTTGCAAAAGGTTTTGGATATACAATTGCATCAATCCAAGATGTTCTTGCTTCGGTACCCGTGTACCACACACCATTTTTCATGGGTTCACTATAATTAAATACTACATATTTATCATTGTAACTTGATCCTTGTGATGGATAATACCAAACAACTTCTGTAAATAAATTATTAATACCAGCTGCAACTTGTTGACCTTTTGTTGTATCAAAATTATCAAACACAAAATCTTCTACACTACAAGGTAATGATTTAACTGTTCCATCAAACATAAAAAAACCATTTGATGATAACCAGAAAGCTGAACCATCTATTTCAACGACTGCATTTTTACCAATTAGTCCACAGTTAGTACCAACCTGTTCAAATCCAAACGTAAAAGGTGAGCCTACAAACTTCATTGTGTATAAAGCATTATCTGTAAATACTAGAATTGTTTCTTTTGCTTTAATTGCACCCACAATTTTTGTACCGTCTTGCAATCTAAAATCACCAGAGCTATTAATTGCAGTTGCAGTATAGTCATTAATATCTTCTTGATCAGAAAATCTAATAAACATATCATCTTGTGTTGTTGTATCTCCAATAGTTGTTTCAGTTCCAAAATGACATAAGTGTCTAGTTGTTGGTGATACTAATGTTAACCTTGATGCGGTTGGATTAGATGATGTAGAAAAACCAGATGTAGCCGTCGACGCTCTTGTAGTCAAAGGTGCTGCAGCTCCTGCATTCCACGTAAAAGTTTTACCGTTTGCAATAGTTGCAATTAATACTTGACCAAAGTTATCAAGACTCCATAGACCAGGTTCAAGTGTTACCTCTGATGCTAGTACACCCTCACCCCAATCAGAAAAGTTTGTTGCATCTGTAACAGCTGTTCCTGTATTATGTGATGCATTATCTGTGCCGTTTACATTTCTTACAATAGTTTGTAAATTTGGTGATGATATAGATGCATAAGATATTAATTCACTTTCTACCAATATTCTGCCTGCAGCACTAAAGTTTGTTGTTGCAGCTAACGTAACATTTGTACCAACACCACCTGTACCTGCAGAGTTTGCACTTAATGATCCATTTAATGTTGATGTAGCAGCACCCGATACAGATCCATTCCATTGTGATATACCAAAACCATAGCCATAAGACTGTGCTGCTGGTCCTACTTTTTCGTAAGGTTTTACAGCTATACTTCCACCTGTTGAAACGGTTCCACCAGCATTACTACTTTGTGTTATTGTAAAAGTTGTAGGTGTTGGAACTGATGTTACTTGAAATAGTTTATCTTCAAAATCTGATGCACTGAAACCTGTACCACTTGGTAATGTTACACTATCAAATAAAACGATATCTCCAGGCTCTAAACTGTGCGATGTAGAAGTTGTTATTGTACAAACAGGATTGTTATTAGTTGTTGCAATTGTAGAAGAACTTAATGTAGATTTTAAAGGTGTAATATCATGTAACTGTCCTTCAAAATATAAAAGTAAAAACTTATCTGTTCCTATTGCAACATATCTATTTCCATTTAAATCAACAAAAGCGTGAAGTTTTCTAGTAACACCTGTAATTGTATCAGATATTAAAGAAGACCAACCACCAACTTTTTCTGGTAAACCATATCTAAATCTAACATTATCAGAATCTATCCATCTATTTTCTGCACCTGCTGATGTATCTTGTTTATCAATTCCTGGAAGAAAGTCATATTCAATAAGGGCCATGATCCGTGCTCCTTATGCCGTGTTAGTTTTAAATGCCCAGCCTCTTGTTGCATCTACATATACTAATGTAAAAGCTTGACCATTAGTTGTTAATGTTAGGTTTGATGTACCTGTATTTATTGGTTGACTATTTCTATTAATAATTAAATTGTTATTGGCAAATGTGCCTCTAGCATCAACAAATAAAACTTCAGCACCTGTTGCAGGTGAAGCTGGTAGTGTTACTGTAATTGGGTTAGCTGTTGTGTTTGCTAAAATTTGATCACCATCGACTGCAGTGTATGCAGTAATTGTTGAAGAGTTTAATGTTACATAACCTTGTTTACGTAATCCTAAACTAACATTTGTACCATCTGAATAAACTAATGAAGTAGATCCTATAGGTAATACAACTCCATTTCCTGATACAGTTTTAACTGTAATTGTATATAAAGCAGATGTACCTCTA